CAACCTGCCCGCGTTAAGTGCAGCGGTGTACTGCCTGACCATCTTCTCATCCTCCCACCGCCCGAACTCCTGGACCAGCCGCGTCGGCGCTCCCTGCTCGATCAGCAGGCAGGCAAATGCCCGTCTGAAACTATGCGGGCTGACCCCGGCTACCCCCGTCCGTTTCCCAAGATTGGACAGGATGCGCCCCAGGCCGGACGGCGTGAGCGGCTGCCCAGGATGAATCCCCCCGATAGCCACAAAAACGGTCTCCACCTTTGGCCCGGCAATTCTGATCGCTCGCCATTCCTCAAGGAGCGTCACCGTCTCCGGCCCGTAATGCCCCGGCTCCTGATTACCGCCCTTGACGATCACCTTCAAGCGCAGGTGCGCTAAATCCAGGTCGTCCCAGCACAGCCGGCACATCTCCGCCGCCCGCAGCCCGGAATCGACCAGGAGCGAGACCATCGCCGCATTACGCCGCCCCGCTGCTGTCTGATCGCAGCCGTCCAACAGCATGGCAATCTCGGCGGCCTCTAAAGTTCTCTGGATGCGTTTTTTCACGGGCGGGAGTTTGAGACAATCCCGCAAATCTTCCCCGATGGCATGTTCTTCGTCGTACAGCCAGGCCAGCCAGGCTCGCGCGGCGCTGATCGCTTGTTTGACTGTAGGAGCCTGCCACCCCTCCCAGAGCGAGGCCCCCCATTCCCGCAGCAGGCCTCGTGATAAACCTGCTGGGTCAAACACATCGCGCTCCGCCAGCCAGCGGGCCAGCCGTTCCAACTGCCAGGTATATTGTCTGACCGTTGTCGCGCTCAGGCCCTCTTGCCGGGCCGCCGTCAGATATTCGGCAATAGATAGATCGAGTTTGGTTAAGTGAAATCCCAGATCGGTAACGGGTTGCAATGGAACACCTGTACACATTCTAACACAGGCCGACTTTATTATCAAGTACCAATTTCAAATAGAAAAGGAGTCGAGTTTGTGGAACCTAGCCAAATAGCCAGCATCACCCGCAGCCTGAAAGGAGCACCTGCTATCTGCTTGATTGCGATGCAGCTTCTAAACCGGCGCACCGGCAGAGAAGAACTTACCATGCTTACCGGATACTCAGAGAAACCTATCACAAAAGCCCTGCGATTGCTAGAAGTCTACAGGTTAACTTATAACGATAGGCGTTATCAGGGTTGGCAGCTTACCGATCTGGGGCGACAATTGCCACTTTTCATAAAGTCGCTTGGCGAGTCGCTTGGCGAGGGGGAAATTCCCTCTCCCGGTAGTAGTAGTAGTAAAGAATCTATATTAATAGATTCGCGCTCATGTGTGCGTACACACAAAGAGTCTTTAAAACAACTACAACTGCAAATCGAGGGGGAAATTCCCTCTCCCGCCTTACCTGATAATCCCGCCTTTACTCGATTGACTGACCTGCTGATTAAACGATGCGGTACTGCTCCCGCCAAAGCAAAGGAAGCGATCAGCCAGGCTCTTAAATCTGGTGATGAACCCTCAACCTTGATCTATGACATTCTAACCTGGCTGGCTTACTGTCAATCAGAACAGGGTAGGGGTAGCAAACCAGCCACCCTAATTCCGGCCCGGATACGCGAGGGTATTCCCCCTCCTGAGTTTTTTCAGGCCCCAATTGGCGTTGAATTGGAAATTCAAAGATTACAAGGAGAATTTCTATATGACTAAAAAACATCCATCCCACCGTGAGGCATGCGCCTCTTGCCAGGCCGGGCACTGCTGCGGCCACTGCTGGTGCTGCTATGACCGTGACCGGCAGGCAGTGAAAAAAGGTGAATTTTCTGGTAACTCCTGGAGCGGCGCTCGCCCCGGAAAATCATCAAGGGAGGTGAAAAAATGCAAACTCTAGCCTATGACGGCTCATCTTTTGAAAAGTTAGCAATCCTGGATGTATCACAAGAATCATGGTTACAACCATTCAACTACAAGCGCGACACCAAAAGCGCCCGCCCTGCTGACATCTACACTCCGCAGGGTTACGACGCCTGTCAAACTCCAGCCTATGCCATTGATCCACTTTTGCCCTATCTGGTAGAGGGTTGGAACATTTGGGAGCCAGCAGCGGGCGAAGGGTATCTCGAAGGCGCACTTTACGACAGCGGATTTAGTGTCATTCCTTCTGACATCCTGACCGGCCAAAATTTCTTTGAGTTTGAGCCGGATAGTTGGGATTGCCTGATTACCAATCCGCCCTTTAGCGTCAAGTACAAATGGCTGGAACGATGTTATCAACTCGGCAAGCCCTTTGCCCTGCTGATGCCGGTTGAAACGTTGGGCACCAAAAGCGCCGCAGTTCTGTTTGAGGAGTTTGGTACCGAGATCATCTTTGTGCGGCCGCGCATCAATTTCAAAATGCCCAATAAAGGTTGGGATGGCGGCGGCGCTCAATTTCCGGTGGCCTGGTACACCTGGAAGTTAAACATCGGGCGGGCAATGATCTTTGCCAAAATCAAGCCCGAAGAATAATCACGCTTCATTTTACAAGACTTATCAGTACCAAAATCAGCCGCGAGGAGGCGGCATCTATGAAAAGAAAAACCGTCAAAATCATAATCGAAGGCGAAGTAGAAATGGTCGAACTGGTGGCCGCCAGTATGCGGGCCATCTTCCAGGTCGCCGAGGAAAGCCGGAATATGACGATCCATCTCCGGCCCAGCGACATTCGCCGGACCATGCGTATCCTGCCTCTGTCTGATCCGCTGGAAGATAAGGTGGCCTGAGATGACAACCCAACGTCGTTACAGTTTACTACATCCCGCTCTGGTCAAAATGAGCGAGGACAATGCTCAACTGCTGGCCCGCAACCTCACCCGCGCTGAGGAAATTGCACAGCTAAAGGCTAAAATATGTCTCCTTGAGGAGCAGCGCCGTACCGCCCTTTTCAGGGTCAGCGATTGCCTTAATTTTCTGCATGACCTGCGAAATGACATAAGGGCAGCCAATGGCACCAGCATCAACGAGCAGCTTGATCGCTCAATCCAATCATTTATTGGGGATTCTCACCTATGATTTGCCCCACGTGCCATCGCTCTAAACCAGAAACCCATTTTGAGAATCAGCAAGGCCGCCAAATCCGGCTCACCCGCGATTGTCTCGCCTGTCGTATCCGCAGGCAAGAACGAAAGAATGATCGCAAGCTGATAAATCATCGTGGGGAGGAGCGATATTGGCTCAGAGATCGGGCCGGCCTGGATTGTCTCAACTGCCCGCTGTCAGAATGTGTTTTTGTTATCAACCACCCCGCTAAATTATGTCCAAAGGAGAATTGACATGAGTGAAAATCGTATCCGCTACAACATTCCAAATGACCAGCCCGTTAGCACTCCGCGGCACCGCCGTTATCGCCGACTCAGCCCTATTCAGCTAAACGCAGAGAATGAGTTATTGGTCCAGCAGTCGCTGGACCGGGCCGCGGAAACTAACGAGTTGCGGCTCAAGATCAGGGAAATGGAGTTCACCATCATGCGGCTGAGCGATAAATTGGCAATTTTAACCAGCGCCGCCCGCGAGGTCATCGCCGCAGATGAGGCCATCCTTGCCATCGGCGGCTTTGACCCGGCCAAAGACTTCCGCTTTGAGCGGGCTATCAACGATCTAAAAAATATCGTGAGAGGAAATTAAATGTGAGTTTCACCCGCTGCCCGTTGGGGCATAAAATTAACCTGGATCATGGTAAAACCTGCCGGGTCTGCCAGCAAAATAAAATTAACCGCGCAGCCAAGCGCAGCCAGCCCCCGGCACGGAGACACATCTACCCGCAGTATTACAGATGGTTGAGGGAGATTAAGGCAGAGGTCAGGAGGATAAGCGGATGACCCTCACCCAAATCGCTCTGCTCATGCGCCGCGAGGCCAGGGCCGGAGGCCGGGCGCAGCATAAATTAGAACGGGGATTGACACTCACTCTCTGGCAGGACGGCGGTGATTGGATACTCAGCCTGACCCGCAAGGGCCGACCGGCCAGCGAAACCGAAATCATTATCTGCAGACAATGGTTTGAGATTCCGGCATCGGCAGCGATTGAACAGGATCGGGTAGGCCAGTACCATATCATCCGGCTAAGGTGGAGCGAGGCGGCGGCCGAGCAGTTGCCATTGATCGAGCCAGAGAAGCCGAATCAGTACAAATATGATTAACATAAATCCTTCCGTCCTAAAGTTTAGGGCGGAAAGATCAATCTAAGAATTGTTAGGTGGATTATGGGAGCATATATAGCATTACGTTGCCCCGATTGTGGGCGTGAAGCCGTGTATAACGGAGCCGGATTTTGCACTTGTGGAGCGCAGCTTATTGCCTTTTGGGAAAGAATGAATCGTGGGCGTGGGCGGCCTTATGATTCAAGTCGTCGCGTTTGGGTATGGGAAAATGGATCGCCCAGACTTTTTAATGATCCTAAAAACCGCCTTGAAAGAAAAACATAATGGACTATTTGTATTATCGTACCATGGCTTTTTATTGTCTCATCATGGCCCAATATTATCGTACCATGGTTATCATCCTGCGGTTGATAGTAAAATGTTTGCGTTGGTTCTTGAAATCCGCCTAACAAGGCAATCAACCCGACGCCCGACTCAGGGCCATTGGAACTATCGGAACAAACTAAGTAAATTTATTACGCGGGCGCGGGTTATTGCCCGGCTCGTTAGGCGGATAGATGAGCCACCAAGAAAATTATGAGGATTATTTAAAAAGTGACCATTGGTATTTTATGATCATTCTCAAACGCCTTCAGGTTGATAATAAGTGCGAAATTTGCGGAAGTTCTCACGGTCTTGAGGTACACCATCTAACCTATGAGCGATTAGGCAATGAAAATCTTGAGGATTTACAAGTTCTATGTTCCTATCATCACAAAAAAGTGCATGGCATAGAAAGTCTTGTGAAACAATTAATGAAAAGGAAACGGGATATTTTAAAAAACTTAATTGTGTTTTGTTATCCACCTGATAAATTAATGGGCAATCCGCCTAACAAGGCAATCAACCCGACGCCCGAATCAGGGCCGTTGGAGCAATCGTCAAAATCGAAGTAATTTTATTACGCGGGCGCGGGTTATTGCCCGGCTCGTTAGGCGGCTTCCGTCGCCAAGTGAGGAAAGATGCAACAGCGATATTATTTTGAAATTGAAAAACGAGATGATAATCCTCTAACTTTCGCGTACATTTGGCGGGCAGAGGACGATGCTACCACCGCACCACCAGTAAAGGAATTTCACTCTGCGCGGGATGGCGATGAGGCTTTTAGGCGAGTTACCAAAAAGGCCGTGAAATGGATAAACGAGCACGGTATTTTTGTGTAGCGCCGCCTAACAATGGCTTGCACGCGACCGAGCAACCGCGCCTTTTCACGCAAGGCGCTCTAATTAACGATGGCACTCCCGGCGCGTGAAGCCGGGGGGCGTTATACGGCAGAAGACACGCATGTTGATACTTGATTTGGGTAGCGGGCTTGGTGGAGCGAGCCAGGCAATGAAAAAAAGGGACTGGCAGGTAATCACGGTTGACATCAATCCTGATTTTCACCCTGATATTGTGGCCGACTTGCGAGAGTTTCATTACACCGGCCCGCGCCCTGATTTGGTCTGGTGTTCGCCGCCGTGTACTGAGTTTGCAAAATTCGCTATGCCCTGCTGGTACAACCTGGCTGATTTGCCCGCGCCGGATATGTCCCTGGTCGAAGCCTGCAAACGGATTATAGACGAATGTCAGCCGCGCTATTGGATTATTGAAAATGTACGGGGCGCTGTTCCATTTTTTGAGCCGCTTTTGGGTAAGCCGACTGGCATTTTTCGGCCCTATTTTCTGTGGGGCCATTTCCCAAATATCGGTAAGCCTGGTGGTTGGGGAACAAAAACCAAAAAACTTCCCTCAACCGCCAAAGCAAAAAGGGCAGAAATACCAATGCAGCTATCTTTTGCAATCGCAATTGCTATTGAAAGCCAGATGGAACTGCCGTATAACAATTCGTTGCAGCCGAATGGCTACCGGTCGGGTTTTTGAGCATTATTTGCTGGCGGCGTGGTTTTTAAGCAATCTATCTTTGCTGGCCCGCCATCGGCTGAACTTTATCTGTTAGGTGCTCGTATGCCATTCAAACGTGACAGATACCCGGAAAATTGGAAAGAAATCAGTCTCTCCATTCGCAACCGCGAGGGATGGCGTTGCAAATGGTGCAGCGCCGAAAATGGCAAAATGCACCCGGAAACAGGTTCTAAAGTCGTTTTAACGGTGGCGCATCTTGGAATAAAAAGGCCGGATGGTTCGCCAGGAGATAAACACGACAAAATGGATGTAAGGCCGGAAAATCTGGCGGCTCTATGCCAGCGGTGTCACCTAAATTTCGACCGTGATGAACACACCTTAAATGCCGCGCTCACTCGCAGGCAGCGCAAAATTGATGCGGGTCAAATGCTTCTGCCGGTGTCCGAATAGCGGTTCATAATACCTTGCAATCAACGCAGACTGAATTAAATTGGCCCGACTGCTTTTCCAGCCGGGCCGACCAGGGTGACTGGGAAGAAACCCCGGTTGAAGCGATTATAACACAAAAGAAAGACTGGGAAAATGCAAACCAATCTAACCGCTATTGCCAAAGCTTACTTTGGCAGCGCCGCCTTTTTTACCATCGCAGGGGAAGGACTGATGTACCTCTCCGCCCGCGCCCATTGGCTAAACAACCCTGATTATCTCTTGCCCGTCATCGGCTCATTTTCTGTCCCCGCCCTGCCCTTTGGCTTTTATCTCGCCGCCCGCGTCGCCCGGCTGACTCAACCCCCTGCTAGGCCCGGCCCTAGATGGCCGATGGCTACATCTACCCTGGCCTCACTCGCTCCCTGGTTCGTGCCACCCCAAACCCCGCGGGGCACCGCCTGGGGCCTGGAACATCCAGAGGAATTGACCGGCAAACCGATCCGTTACCCCCGCGAGCCGAACCGGGTAGAATTTGTATTTTACGAACCGGGGATGCGCAGCCAGATCAGCGAAAGCCGTCTATACGATTTCTGCAAAATAGCATGGCGGAGGCAGCAGCAAGTCCACTTTGGCGGCCTCGCCAGCAATCGGGTCATGAGCCGCGAATATTTTACTAAAGAGGCTCGCCCGCGCTTCCCAATGCCCGCCTATCAAAGCTGTATCTACATCCTCGATACCCGGCGGCTCATTATCAACCGCTACAAGGGCGGTGAGTTATTTTACACGCCGGGGATCACCGTAGAAGAGGCAATGAAACGTTGGATTCATCCCCCGTAACCGATCCCGACTAACCCGTTTCTCTTTTTCCAACTAGTACAGGTTGAACCGGGTTTTCCCGGTTGATATAGGTTCAACCAGGTTGAAACAGGTTGAAAAAGGTTAGAAAAAGGACCGTGAAAAATGTCTACCTATTTAGTTTGGCGGCGAGAACCTACCGCCGATAATATTCAAATGGCTCTAAGCCAATTTCAGGCCAGGCTAAACAGCCGGCCCGAATCAATTACCACCAACCCAAAGGACGCTCCCGCTGTGGCAATGCTGGCTCCGGGGCTGGCTGTACAGACGACGGGCGGTTGTCTCAAGAATGAATTTTGGCTAAAGGTGAAGGAAATTGACCCAAAATGAAACAATCTCTAAGACCACCCGCAATTAAGCCTTCTGCACCCCTTCTGCACCCCCTAGAAGCGTCCAAAATACCAAACTTGACCCATAAGACCTATCTAATCAAAATCACCGCCTGCACGCCTTCTGCACGGCCAGGAGAGGAGCTATGATAGATCAGCTAAAATCAATTTATCAACACGTCTATGGCGACCTGTCCGCACCGGGCCGCCTCGCCAGCCTGGAAGAATTAGCCGGGGCGCTCTCCAAGATTGTCCACAAAGAGCCACCCTGGACCGCCCGCTATCTCAACTCCATTATCCTCGGTCACAAGGGATTTACCGTCACCGCTGAGTTACGCCAGGCCATTGAGGTCTATGCCGCCCGGCTTGACGATGCCCACCCATTGCAGGCGCTGCTAGTCGAGATCACCGCCTTTAGCATCAACGGCTCGGTACAGCCCGGCTCGATCATCACCGGCCACTCTAAACGCTGTGACTGCGGCCTGCTGTTTGTCCCCCATCATCCGCGCCAGAAATATTGCTGTTTGGAGTGCCCGCAAAAGCCGGGCCGAAAAGTGGCAAAATAGGAGAATTGACTTATGCAACCCGCGAACCTTAGACATTTAGAGTTGATCTTCCCCGCCGCCGTCTCCCCCGGTGATATGGAATTGATCGCCCCCGCTGGTAGGGACAAACCAGGCCAGGCCGTACTACTAGCCGCCCGCGTCGAGCGATGCAACGAAACCTGCTGTCGGGTCTATTCTAGCAATGGCGGAGCATTTATCGGCATTACTGCCGAGGAAGACCCCTGGTGGCCTTATAATTCAGCTTATTGGCTACAGGAGGATTACGCAATATACCCTGTACCCCCCCATTGAAGAACTCTTAACTAAAATCGCTCAATAAACGCAAATAAAGCGGAGTTCACAACTCAACAGCAATTCTATTTTTAATTGCGGTTTTGAGTTGTGCTTCTGTGCGAGCAGTTAAACCAGCCCGTACTCGCAATGTGTTTATCTCGTCCAGCATCACCAACGCTAACGCCTCGATAATTTCATCGAGCAATTTCCACTTAAAAACTTTGGTATCAATCTCGTCGGGTATTAAAAAATCTGGCTGATGAAAATACAAAGGATGCGCCAATTGACCATCAGGCAAACGCAACCGATGAGGAGCCGTCAACAATTCCCGTACTTCCGGTGTGACAATCAAATAACCCGGTCTTGTTGGATGTTTTACAATCATGTGATAATTACCTCATCAATATACGCCTCATGATATTGTGGGAAAACATAATGGCGCACCGTCTTGAAGTTAGACGGATATCCGGCTACAGCTGGCCCGCCATTTGTCACCAGCGCCCCATCACTCACATAGATTAGATAGCTGAATGTCCCCCCAGCAGATAAGGCTGCGATAACATAATAATCCAGCCCAGGCACCCAGGGCGTTTCTGCTGTTTTTGAGCCGTTCGTTGTCGTAAATGTGGTGCCGGTTCCATACCAAACCGAAACCTGAAATGGAAATTGTGTTCTTGTTGAGCCGTACCAAATCCAGCGAATTGCCCAATATTTATCAGACCCGCCCGGTGCTTGGACATCCCAGAATCGCAACTCCGATACCAACACATCGGACGCAGACGTATAAGGCGATAGACTCACCAGCGTTTCCTGGCGTGTTTTGGCTCCGCTAGCTGTCCATTGGTTATACACCGTCGCTGATGCGTCATAATTATAAATCCTGAGCCAATGCAAGCGAGTGCTGGATAACGCTCCGCAGTTTGCTCCTACGGTGAGCGAGAATCCACCCGGCGAGCCGCCATACGAGTATGGTGAAGATTGGCTGTCCTGATAACCTGCAATATCGCTAGTAAAAGCATTGACCTTAAAATTGCGCCGGGTAAACCCGTAGGAATTGGCCGGCTTATCGTCACCGAAGAGGTTCTCTAGCCGAGCGTTTAATCCATTGGCTGATGCCTGGGGAAAAATATCTCGCGTACTGTTGCCGGTCAATTGTCCCGCTGTATCGGTTTGCCAGGCCACAGCCCCGCCATCTGATTCCCATAACTGAGAGACTTTGCCCGAATCCAGCGCAGTCGTAGCAAACGCTGAGGCGTGATTGCCGTCGAGCAGGTCCGCATCCAGGCCACTTCCCGTACCGTCTACCGTCTTGATCTTGGTCAGAATACTATCGGCGGTCATCACCAACTGGCCCGGAAATTCCAGGCGGCTGTAGGTCACGCCGTCGTAATAAATCGCCACTGTTGGATCACTGCCTACCCCGCTAGGCGATGACAGGATTTTGACCACCAGCCTATCGGTCAGGTCCAGGTCTACCTCCGCAATCGCCACTTCCATATCGTACTCGGTTTCAACCGCCCCAACGCTGACAATGGCATCGGTCGTGGCGATTAGCGTCTCCGTCCCGCCGGAGGTGCGCCGGTAAATGCGGGCAAACAGGGAGGCGACCTTTGTCCCCCCGGTTTTGGCCGCGTGGCAGTGAACGTGGTACACCCCATCGGTCAGGTAATCCAGGCCCAGGCCGACCGAGGCTGAGGCAAATTCCTCAATGACCGTATTCGCGCCGGTAATCGAGGCCGAAACCGTCTGCTTGCTCCCGGTCGGATGCGCTTCGGTCATCGCCTTGTAGCCGCCGATGTCGCTGGCCGCAGTTACAAAAAACTGCAAGAGCAGGCCGCTAATGCTCAAATCATCCAGGTGATCCAGGGCTAATTGAACCGTATTCTCGCTAGCCGAGAGGTTGCCGTCGAAATTGGTGGTGTCAACAGAAATGGCCGAGGCAGCCGGGGCGCTGTGGCTGTGCCCGGCCACCGCAAAGGCCGCCGCCTCATTCCCATCGAGCAGGTCCGCGTCGAGGCCGGAGGCCGCCCCGTCTACATTTTTGACTTTGGCTAAAACGTCGCTGTCCTCATAGTCCGAGGTTAGCACGTAACCCGCTATGGCCCCGGTCCCCCCCTGGCTATAAACCACAAATAAGCGGTAGCTGGCAAAATAGAGCACATCTACAAAATCACCAACCTGGACATTTCCTATTTGCCCCTTCCAGCGGCATCTCTGCTGATTATGTTGGCCGACCCGCGCCTCAATCCAGCCATTATTGGCAGCGTAGAGGTTCCTGTCGGTAATATCCAACACCTCACAGCCGGGGATCAGGTCGGGAGGAGTGAACAACCCCGCCATTTCATCGGCCAATGCCCGAATTTGCTCAGATGTTTTAGCTGAGAGACTCAAATTCTGCCTCCAATCCCAGGGTCGTCACCGCCGTAAAATTGGCCGCCAACTCCACCGTAATCTTGTGTACCCAGAATTTTTTTTCCGACCAGGCAATCCCATCTACCGAACTGCTGTAGGTCACACTGACCCGATCCAGCAGATCAAGCAGCAGCCCCATCCCGCCGGCGCATTTGGCCTCAATCGAGTAATCCCGATTCTCAAAGCGGTACATTCGCTCAGCAATATCGTTCATCAGCGTGTTAGTGGTGCCCATATACCCGCCCCTGGTCACAATCGGCCCCGGCTCCGGGTCAGTAGGGTATTTTCCGCTGATTTGCAGCCCCGCCGGCGTCTGTCCTTGCAGCCTCATCTGTCCAATGGCCTCCTCATTCCGCCGGGTAATCCTGAGCGGTTCCAGCAGGAGGCTGCTATCCAGGGTCAGCACCGGATCAGGGAGAGTTCCAAACATCGGATGGGGGATAAAATTCAGGGTATTGGTTTTGTCCACGTAAAGCAGATAAAAATCTATTTCGGCGATTTGTTTCAAGGCGTCCCAGAACCCGCCCTCTTTGATCTCATGCTCGGCAATCTCAGAACTGTTGGCGCTGTCGGCATTGAGGCTGATAATCCCCTCCGGCCAGACGCCCCGGCGCAGGTTACAGTGTCCAAACTGGGCAGTCTGACCGACCAGGTGCGTCACAATATCGGCATAGGTCATATTCACAATCTGATGCTGGTTGGCTGGTGCACTGTCCACGTGGCGAAAATAAATCCCCTGCACCCGGCCCCGTTTCATAAATTCCTGGGCCGTAAACGCGGACCAGGGCGTATTGGACGATTGGAACGTTTTTTCCCAGGTATCGGGCAGCAGATGACCAATGAAACCGGGCCGAGGAAATTCCTCCCATCCCTCTGCGTACAGATCAAACCAAACGTCAATCTGTTGGTAAAAATTCAGCCGGTCGGCGTCACCCAGCACCGCCCCGCTGGCCTTCCAGCCGCCGTCCTCGACATCGGCCTCAATCCGGGCGATCACGTCAACGTTAGTCACGGCTGACCTCGATCACGTTGACCGTCCCGACCGTATCCGAAACGTCGGCAAAGGAACTGCCCAGGTTGTTGGTCAATGATAGCGTATCGGCTGCCTGGGCCGCGAGCAATAATATTTGAGGGTTGGATAGATTGCGCCCTGCCGCCCGCAGCGTATCCGGGGCGTTCCCGGTCTGGCTCCATGTAGTGGCGTTGTCCTCACTCTGAAATAGATCGTCGTCGTCGAATACAGCTACTAGGTCGTCAGGCCGCAGCGGATCAGCCAACAGGCCAGCACAAACTTTGCTGCTAGACCAGCCGGCGTCGCCTACATCGCCAAAAGTCTGCCCGTTGTCGCTGGAATATTGCACCTGGAGATTATTCCCATCCCGCCCCCGCAAAAAGAGCAGCCCCGCCGCCCCCGGCCTGATCAGCGGTATCAAGGCGCGCTCGCGGTTGTCTATCTCGCTCATTGTCGCCGCGCCAAACGTGGGGTTATAGGTTTCGGTCAAGGTTTCCAGGTTGATCACCCGTAGTTCCAGTATTCCATCATTGAGCCGCGTCGCATATAGATTACTCGCATCAGCCGCCAAGCCTAGAAAACGCATTTCAGGCTCAGAAGCCGTTGTTACTGTTACCGTATCAAAAAAGACACTGGTTAGTGTTCCACCGGCAGCACTGGCGGTAAATGTAATAGAGGAAATAGTACCTGCCGATAAAAACCCTGATTTTACACTCCATGTTGTGTCGCTGGGTGTCCCCACACCGTAAAACACAGAAATATCACATAATACATTATCAAAAGCATCCTTAGCACTCAAACTCAACGATGCCGACGAACCGGCTGTGCGCGTAAATTTCACAACAAAACTTAATTGATCCCAATCAGCGACAGGAATGGACAGCGCCGCAACATATGTAACTGCGCTAGAAATTGAACCGCTGATAGACAAACAGCCAGCATCAGGAGAACCGTCTCCCGCATCAAATGAAAATTGGGCTGTGCTCCACGCCCCTGCGTCAGCATCAAATGTCCACTGAGTCGTCATAATTCAATCCACGTTACCGGGCCATCTGTATCCGCCCGCATCGCCGGTGCGTCGTCGCTGTAAAACAGCCAGCTGCGCCAGGCATCGCTGCCATTTTGCCATTCCGCCGCCGCAAACAGCCGGTCTCCAGCAAATTGCAGCGCGCTAAATACCAGATCATCCACATCCGGGGCGGGGTCATCAGACCAGGTGTTAGTCACGCTGGCTGGATTTTTCTTGACCCAACTGCCGCCGCCGTCGTTGGAAACATATAATCCGCCGCCTGTCGCCGCCCAGATCGTCTTGTCGTCGTCATCCTGGTTTTGAGTGGCCGGATCAATCTTCAAATCGTTCACTGTCAGCGCCGCCCCGCTCAACCCCGTATTTTTGGCCGTCCAGGTCTGACCCCCATCGTCGGTAAAATAGACCCCGGTCGAGGTGCCGATAAAATATTTCCCGGCTGCCTCCTGCACCCGCATCGTCACCCTGGCAGGGCTGGACCGCAGCCCCGTCCCATCCGTCACCACCAGTTTGACCTCATACTCCCCCGCCGCCGCCCATGAGACCGTGCCATCATCGGCGGTGCTGCTCGACGGCGTTCCGCTGGGGAAGGTCCAGGCCCAACCCGTCACCGTCCCATCGGGATCATACGAATCGGTTCCATCAAACGTGATCGTGTCCCCAGGGAAGGCCGGATTAGGCGATAGCCGCAGCACCGCTACCGGATTTTTGCCCTCTACCGTACCCATCTCATTGGGATCGGTGCAGCAAAAAAAACGAGGCGTGAAAACCGGCCCTAACTGGCTGCCGAAGCGCCAGGCCGTCGCCCCTTTTAATTTCTCAACTAATTCAGCACTCAGCGGAGCCGTCATACCACTACCAATATCTCCAACTCCACCCCGGTGATGGTCAGATCGCCCGGCATATCAAAACTCTTGATCTTCCGGCTGACTACCCCTGAGCTATAAACCACGTCGGCAGCCGTTGGCCTCGCCCCCGGTGCAAACGCCTGGAGACTGGTCAGTACCTGGTTTTCATAGGTTTGCCAATTGAATGTCTGGCCCACCAGAATCGGCGCTGAAATGCGGAACAACTTATAAGCCCCCAGGGCATCGGTGCCATCCAGTTTACCGCCGCTGATCGTCTCCTCCCACCGCGCCGCCGCCGGCTGAGGTGATAATTCCGTTCCATTTATCTCAATCGTCGCCATACCTGCTACCTGCCAACCTGCTACCTTTTGCTCTTCAACCGCTGCCGCAATAGCTCAAATGCGCTTTGCAGGGCCTCATCTACCGGATCACCGCCGCCGCCGCCAGTCGTTAGCGCCTGGATGCCGTCAATGTAAATATTGGTTGTGGTGTTTCCGCCGCCCCCGGCGCCCACCGCCGTCAGGCCGGGCGCGTTGAAAGTGGCTCCTATATCCGGCAATTGCTTGATCGCCGCATTGATCCCCCGCAGCCCTATCTCAAACGGTGTGGGGCTGCCGGGTTTGAGCCAGTCAGGAATGTCAATGGGTTGGGACAATATCCCAACTAGGTCATCCCATGCCTTCTTCACCGCGAGGATAGGGCGGAGCAAATTGCTCAGTGCGCCCGCCGTGATTTCAATTGGGGTGGGGATTGGATCAAGCATTTTCTTGAGCCATTCGGCGGTACGAGCCATTAATTCAAACGCCACTGCTGTCGCCTCGACGGCCGTCACGATCAAATCCAGAGTTCCCTTCAATAGTTTGAGGAGCAAATCGCTTGCGCTGGTTTTCTCATTGGTCAGGCCCAGGGCCACGGCTATCCGGCTGATGGCATCGCCGATAATCGTCGCCGCCGGTCCCAATTTGCTGCCCAGGTTTTCGGCAAATGCCTCGAAAATCGGTTGGGCCTGGGTCATCACCTGCTGAATGAACGGCATAGCCTGCGTCCCCAATTCGACCAATTTATCAATCAATGGGGCCAGCGATTGGCCGGTCATCAATAAAAATGTTTGGCCAAGGGCCTGGGCCTTCGCCAGCGATTGGCTGATCCCGGAGTCCATTGTCGTAAAGGCGGTATTGGCCGCGCCGGTGCTGTTGGCCATCGCCGCTAAATTGCCGGCAAACGTAGCCGCCCCGCTCCCGGTCAGGGCCAGGGCCGCGTTACCCGCCTCAACGCTGCCAAACATATCCGATAAGGATTTACCGGAAGTGTCGGCGGCCTGGATCATAACCCCCAACGCATCGTTGAGATTATGCCCCTGGGCGATAAACTGCTGAAAGCCCACCCCAGCCGCCTCCTGAAATGCCTTGCTCGCCCCGCTGCCGCTCTTGGATAATTCAACCAATAATTGCCGCAGTTGCGTCGTAGCCACCGAGGTCGGCACGCCCTGGGCCGTCATTGAGGCCAGGGCCGCCGTCACATCGCCAAACTGGACCCCCAGGCTGGCCGCCGTAGGAATGACGTTAAAGAGCGAGTTGGATAATTCGTCAAATGTAGTTTTGCCCTTGACTACCGCCGTGAACATCAAATCGCTGGCCTGGGTCGCATCTATCATGTCGGAGCCGTAGGCGTTCACTACCGAGGTGATTCCATCAATCGAGGTCGTCAGGTCACTGACCCCGCCCGTGGCCGCCTTCTGGGCTGTTTCCAGGAAAGTGAACACGTTATCCGGTGGCACCCCCGCGCTCAGGGCCTGATACAGTGCCGGCACTACCTCTTCCGGCAATGTCCCAAATTTGGCCGAGAAATCGAGTACCTGGCTGGTCATCTCTTCCATTGCGCCCTGGCTGATGCCCGGCAGCAGGGTAAAGACCTCATTCATTTGTTTCTGAAAGGGGATAAACGCCGAGACGCTCTCTGCCGCAAAACCGGCAATTGCTGCTGCGCCACCAGCCACAGCCACGCCCGCGCCCAATACCGCCGTTTTGCCCAGGTTTTCAATCAATCCGGTGGCCTGCCCTAAACTCTTTTGCAAGCCGGCTATGTTTCCGGTGATGTTGATTAGTAAATTGCCGATTGCTGACATTATTGCCCGCCCAGGCGTTTGTGCCACTGCTGCACAGCCGCCAATTGCTCAGCCATAGATTGTCCCCGGTCCTGTTCAAATTTCGGCATAAACACGGTGGGGTTGACTGGCTTGCTGCCCTGTTTCCGGTTCACGTTGGCAATGGTCGCGGCCACTATCGCCGCCTGAATATCGCCCCGCATATCCCCAAACGGCTCTATACTAAAAAATGCCGCCCACTCTGTTAGTTCCCGGCTGCTCATCCTGGCCAGCCCCCACTCTACCGAAGGCCAGCCCAGGGCCAGGGCTAAACGGAAGTAGAATCGCCGTTCGGGCCGCTCGTAAAATTTGTGGTCATTGCCTCAACGTCCTCCGCCCCCAGGCCGGCCAGCCGTTGAGCTACCCCAAACACCCGCACCAGGGCCAGCGCCGACTTTTTACCCAACGCCGCTACATCGGCGTCGCTAAACAGCCGCTGCCCCTCCTCGTCCACGCAGGCCATAGCCACCAGCCGCGCCCGGAAATTTTGCAGATTTTGCTTGACACCCTTACCGGCCGCCTGCACCGTCATCATGCTGGCCTCAAACGCATCCCGCTCGCTGCCGCTGATACCCTTGAGCCTGACCGCGCCGCCCCATTCCGGCACTTCCACCGTCTCATAAACGGTGTCATCAATTTCCAGGATTTGCTGCTTACTGAGGAGTTTCATCAGGCCAATGTCGGCGCGCCGCTGACCCGGATGGTCACGGTGGCAGTCATCTCATTATCCGTATCCAGCGCCCCCGGCTCAAAGGTCTTGACGAATCCGGGGAAGTACCAGATAGTCCCATCCGGGAAAGTTAATCTAAATGTCGCAATGTCGGCACTGACCGCCCCCGACAATAGACCGGTCGTCGCGTCGTGAGTGGCCGCATCCGGGTCCCAAACTAATTCGATCTCAACCTCTCCGCCATCTTTCAGCGGAGCGGCGATAAATTCCCGGTAGCCCCCGGTTGAATCGTGGGTTGTTACCTCGATCTCATCATTCTCCACCATCGGCGGCTTGATGCTCCGCACCTGGGCGATGGCCGTATATGACGATCCACCCGATGAATCCCATGCCAATTCAGCCCCAAAGGATGCTGTTTTCGCCATAATAAATCTCCTTCTGATTACTGACTAGTGTGAAATCAACAACGCCTTACCGGCGATGTCGCAATCCACATAAACCTTGCCATCGGTCTGTTTGTAAACCGAGGCCAGCTTGACCAGGGCCGTGTCACCGGCCGCTACCGCTACGGTATCATCCGGGATCGTCGCAATGCCGCTGTACGTGCTGGGTGTCGGCACTTTGATTGTAAATGCCGCCGCGCCCCCGGTTGTGTTTTTGAGCAGCAGCAGATGTGCCGGATTATGGGTAAATTCCACCCCGTTTCCCGCCCCGGTTGACAGCGTAGTAAACGCCGCGCTGTCGGTCAGGTTGTAGGCTTCTCCCGGCACTGCCACTGCCGTTATCGTCGCTCTTGCCATAGTAAATCTCCTTCTGACTACTGACTATTCTCTTGCCTTAATGCGATACCAGCAAAACATCACATGCCTGGTCGCAGTCAACGTAAACCAGGCCGTTAGTCTGTTTGTAAACCGAGGCCAGTTTGACCAGGTACGTTTTGCCGTCCGCCACCGTGATCACATCGTCGTTGACTGTAGTGATGTCGGTGTAGGTGCTCGGCGTCGGCACTTTGATCGTAAAATCCGCCGAGAGGCCGCTGGCGTTTTTGAGGATCAGTAAATGGGCCGGATTGTGGGTAAACTCCACCCCATTTCCCGCGCCAGTCACCAGCGTTTCAAAATCAGTACTGTCGGTCAGATTATAGGTTGCCGCCGGCACCGCCGTCGCGGTTATAAGCACACGTGTCATAATGTTCTCACCTCCATTTCAGCATAAAATCAATAATAACTCTAAAGGTTTCGGTCAGGTCGTCGTACAGATCAAACTCGTTTTCCAGCAGACAGGCCATGATATTATTATCCCGGTCTACCCAACCGTCCAGCGCCCCGCGCACCGCCCCGGCCAGCGCCCGCGCCCCGGCGTAGTTTGCCGCCAGGCAGTCCACCTGCAAGCGGCTCTCGCTCAGGCCACCCGCCCGATCATGAGTATGAGCCTCAACGGTGCTGATCCGGCTATAGGCAATGGCCGGATAGGTTGGAGCCTGGGGCAAATGGAGCGGATAAACCCGCGTCCCGACCAACGCGGCCACCTCGCTGTTTCCAGTCAGCCGCCCGTAGACCAATGCCTCCATTACAGATCAAGCCCCTTTTTTAATTCGCGTTCAAAAATATCAATTGCCGCCTGTTTACGCAGATCAAAAGCAGGGCGGATAAATTGTCGTTGGCCTTTTTTACCAGAGACAAAACGCCCGCGAGCATCACGGGTTTTTTGCCCTTTTCGTCCAAATTCAAGATAGAACGCATATTCAAAAAAACGGCTACTGATCGTTATAACCGCGTTGGCTCCACCTTGTTTTTTTGAGCCTGGTTTGACGATAAATCCTGCGTCCCGCAAATCTCCGGTGCGCACCGGCGCACTATTTTCTATTTCTTCCCGTATCTCCTCGGCCCCCTCAATAGCCGCCCGCTTGACGATTTCCAGCCCCTCATCACCCAACTTTTTGAGTTTCCGGGCAATCTCCGGGCCGTTTTCAACCTTCAATTTCACCTTCATACCGGGTTGACCTCGCTGCACAGCAGCACTATCTGCCTGGCCAGTGTGGGGTCGCGCTCTATCCGCTCGATGTTATAATAATTCGAGTTGTGGGCGATTCGCATCTTGGGGGTCAGATCGCTGCGATGCCGCAGCCTGATCCGGGTCAGCCGTTCGGCCACCCGCTGCTCGCCCGCCGCCGTCACAAATCGCTCAGCGCCGCTTTCGTCCTCCACCGCCGCCCACGCCTCGCCCAGCCTGGCCCACATCGCCACCTCATCCCCATAGATGTCCCTGGTGATGACCTGCTCTTCAATTGTGATCCTATGCCGCAGTTCGCCCGCTCTCATCTATCCTCGATTGAGCCAGACCAGGCTCTTGACCCCCATGGGGATTTCCCGCGCAATCGGCCCGACCAGGGCGGCCTCGCGGTTCTCGTACCAGTGCCCGATCAGCAGTAAAATTGCCTGTTTCCAGACAGCCGGTACGTCTGATGCGCTGCCGTAGCCGGCCACAAAATCTATTTCGATAGCGTTGGCGGGGGCCAGGGTCGCGCCCGGCCAGTTGGCCCCATGCGCCAGGACAATCCGGCCCGGCTCGCTGATGTCGTCTACGATGTAATTAGCGGCTGCCCAGGTCGTCTCATTGCCATCCTGGTCCGTATAGATTATGCTGTCCACCTCCTGGAGCGGCGGCAGGGGTAGGCTGATATAATCCACCGCCGGCCAGCGGCCCAGGCTCAGCCGCCAGCACTGGCTGACCAGCGCCCTGTGAGCCATATCCTCAACCGTCGTCCGGGCCGCGCTGATCAGGCCGGTGATCAACGTATCGTCGTCGGCAATGTCTACCCGGCACTGCGCTTTTGCTTCGGCCAGCGTCACCGGCTCGGTCGTGGGGGGGTCAATCAGTTTTAACGCCACGTGTCTCCCTCTTTCTGGCCTGGGGCAGCACTGCCGTTGCCCTGGCCTGGGCCTCGGTTTTGGCCCGCTCGGTGTCCAGCAAGGCCACCACCGGCCCCAGCCGCCTGATCTCGGCGTCGTCCAGGTCCAAAATTTCGCCCTCGCTGCCCCGGATCAGCCGCCCCTCGATATAGCCCGCAAATGATTTCAGCACCTTGCATTTCATCAGTCTGGCCTGCCTCTGCTCTGGCGGATAACCCAACACATCAGCTTATCCAGCCAGCACATTTCTTTAGGGTGATCCCGGTAAACCGAGGCGATCAAATCGAAATCGCTGGCATAATGGCCGGGCGGCTGCCGCTTGATGTAATCGTTAAAAATATCCCGGCGTAAAATAAAGCTGCAAGAACCGATATGCCCACTTTCCGGCTGTCGCTGCCAGTACCCGTTTTCGGGTAACACTCCCATTTCATTATGCCAGGTCTTGAAGATCACCCCCGCCGGATTATCGTCCACCGCCACCCTGAGCAGTTCCACGCCCAGGGCATTAATCATCACGTCGTCGTCGTCCAGGATCATCACATAATCGCCCTTGACCCGGCTGCTGGCTTCAATCAGCATCTGTTGAACGTACTCCCAGCCCCGGCCCTGGTCATCCTCCATCACGATTTGTTCAAAATCCTGGTCAGTTTGCAGCCACAGGCTGGCCCGGTTGAGCAGCAAAAACTCCTTGCGGCCCGGCATATGCCGGGTAATGATGCTCAGGAAGGGGGCCATGTAATTACTCCGTCCGTATTTTTGTGACCGCACAGTACCTGCATCTCCGCTCTCATCCGGTAGCCCTTGCGAAAAACAGCCTGGGTCCAATGCCAGTCAAAATATTCTTTCGCCGGGTCAGTGGGCGCGCCCACAAACGGCGTCTCCTCCAACACTCTCCGCTGGATCAGGATACAGCCCAGCCCGGCCCCGCTGCAATCAATGATACCCTGTTTCCGGGCCGCCTTCCATAAGCCAGGGGTGACGCTCAGGCTCTCGCCCAGGTTGCGCACCGGCTCAGGGTGCGGCTTGTACCGCTGTAAAATGTTGCTGACCCCGTTGTTCCTAAACTGGTAGCAGCCATAGGCTACATCGCAATCCAGCGCCTCCAGGCGGGTCAGCGTGTCGGGAGGCGGGATAATATCGCTCTCGATCACCAGCATCGCCCCATACGGGCCGCTTAAGAACAGGTCTCTGGCCCGCTGGTACTGGTGCAGGTGATCGAGATACGGATTGCCGGTCGGGTTATCGTGCTGGAACAGGAGGGAGATTGCCTCCTCCCGTTCCAGCGATAACACCGCCCTAACCGTTTCAGGTTCCAGCCGGTAAACCGGCGTAAACGCCAAAACGTCGGTCATAGATCAACCGGTTGGATGATCCTTGTAGCCAATCGCCTCGGCCTGCAACACCCCGTACACGGTGCGGAAGTAGTAGTGCAGGCTGATTTGCCCGGTGGACGCCTTGCTGTAGGGGTCGCGCAGCACAGTGAAGCCCGGCGCTTCCCGGTAGCCGACAAAGTTCCAGTTGCCAAAGTAAACACTCTTGGCGCTGGCTCCGATAGCTGCCGCCTTGTCGCTCAAGGCGACCGGATAGCCGAGCAGCTGCCCCGGTGCGGCGCTGCCAAGCGTCTGCTCAGCGTACAGCCGCTCCGTCCCAGTGAGCGCCCGGATGGCCCACAGCGTCGAGGATCGCATCACCCAGGCCACACTGGCGGTATCGTCCAGGTAGTGCGACAGGTCCACGTTGCCGCAGATCGCTTCCAGTTCCCCCGCCGCAATGGCCGAAGCCGAGGCGAAGTTCCCGAAGTCGGTTCCGTTGGAGGCCACCTCGGTCAAGAGCAGGTTGTTGTGCGTTTTAGCCATTCCCCGGCCCACGAAATCGGCCAGGAAGTCCAAAATTCGGCTGTCCTCGTCCTCAAGCAGTTCCAGCGACAAATCCACCCGCTTGGTGTATTTCACCAGGGTCAGGGCCTTCGTGCCCAGGGCCGGCGCATCCTGATCGTTGCCGCTGCCCTCGGAGGTGCTGACAAACTCACCATCCGCCTCGGCGTCAAGCGGTACGTTCACGGTAGTGCCCTGGCCGGGGATCAAACGGATACCCAGGCGAGCCGCCAGCATGCTTTCGTCGCGCCGGGCAATGATCCCCTGGAAGTGGCCATCGGGGACAGCATAGCCACCGTCAGCATCTGTGCCCACGTTCATGTCGGTCGCGTTGCTGGCCCGCAGTTCCCGCAGCCCGCCGCCGTCGCCGGTGCGCACCCAATGGGAAAAGGCTTGGGTCTCACTGCTGCCTCTGGGCAAGCGGTTGATCCGGGGCGCCTCCATCCGGTGGATGGGCGCAGCCTGGCTTGCCGTCATTTGCATTTCCATCGCCCGCTGGCTCTCCAGCCGCTCGATGCGGGTTTGCACCCCATTGGCCTGGCTCACAAAGTCGTTGTACTCGCCCTGCTCGGCTTCGCTCAGGTCGCGGTTCTCGGCCTCCGCCTTATTCAGCATGGCCCCCGCCTGCTCAATCAGGCCGGCCCGCAGTTCTCTTAATTGTTGGATCGGGTCCATCATAAACTCCTTGTTATTTTTTTAGCTTGATCAACTCTAATCTATGCCGCCGCAGATTCAGCCGCCCGGCTGCCTCTGCCCTGGCCCGCTCAGCCGCCCGGCTGAGTAAGATGTCCTGTTTCTCTTTGATCGCCGCCAGGTGATCCCGTACCGCCACCGAGGTCGTCGGATAGGCCGGAAATGTCACCGGGCTAACATCAAACAATTTAACCCGGTGCAGCAGGCGGATCGGTAAATCCTGTTCTCCGCCTGCCGGCTGCCAGCTTTCATTTTCCACCGTAAAGCCAAACGAGGATTGATTGACATCGCCCCGTTTCAGGCTGACCAGCAGATCACGGGCCATCTGGGTATCGGGAGGGATAATTTCATAGCGCAGCCCCAGGTCGTCTTCTACCAGTTTAAGCGTCCCTGCCCGGTTGCGCCCCAGCACCGCCGAGGGGTCGTGATTAAAAAGTGCCCGTACATCGTCGTCCCGAATAGCCTGGGCAAACGCTCCCGGCCTGACAATCTCCCGAAAGCCGCCCAGGTCCTCAGACACCTGGTTGAACACGGCCCCATAGCCGATAATTTTGGCCTGGCTGCCCTCTTCCACCAGCCGAATTTCGGCCTGATAAAATCGTCGCTCGATGTCCATTATTCACCTCTCCGCTATTACTACACAGTCACAGCCGCCGTGCGCCGGCGGATGGCCCAGGTCTACCCGGCTAGAAAGTGGCCTGTCAGCGCCTTCCGGCTGAAAATCCGTATCTTTTCCCAGGAAAACTTTTTCAATTTCTACTACCGTGCCATTTAGCGCGCGGCAGTAGGGGCAGGTTTCGCCCGTAGCCACCCACCGCTTACGGGTAATCTGGAATAAACCATAAAATGTCAGGGTCAGGGCATTGAGCGCGTTAAATGTTTCGTGCCGGCCCACCTTGCCCGCCCGCTTTTCGTCCCATTCGTCCAGCCGCCCGGTCAGCAGCGGCTGCGGCTCCACATTGGCCTGGATCGCCTCATCCAGAATCGACATCAGTTGCAGGCGGCTGGAATTGGCCTCCCGCGAAGCCAGCGCAGCCGCGTATGCCTCAATAAACTGGCGGATGTCCTCGCTGGATTTTGGCTCCTGCTCTAGTTCATTTCCCACCAACAGCCCCGCCTGGTCCGCATAGGCCAGCAGAACC